GAGATGGAGAAAGAGTATGAAATATCTCTATGCTTACCACCATATCCTAAATTAGGAACATCAATTCCACGTTTATATTCCTCTTCAGTAAATAAGAATGAACGTTCTTCCCAATTAGATAACCAAGCAACTAATTTTCTATTTCCTTTATTTTTAAAGCAATGTTCTATGTATTTGTCTATAGTAGGGTTTGTATATATTTCAAATTCAGGAGATGGGTTTTCTATACCGCATTGTATTTGAAATTGTTCACAAGGTGTTGATCGTCTATTAAGAAAATCTAATTGATATACTTTATCATATTGTTTATCAGGCATTTCTAAATAAACATTATCAATGTGAGGGTCATTTGATATTAATTCAAATGGTTGAATTACTGATAGTAGTAAATCGACTTCATATAAGCCATCGTATTTGTATTTTAATTTTTTGGCTACTGATGTAGCGAATAGATTATCACCTATAAATCCTATATTTTTAATTAATATCTTCATATTTAAAATTATTTATTTTTAACCATTTAATATTGTTTCCTCCAGAATATTCATTTACATTAGCATCTACATTATTGCATCCTAAATGAAGATTACTTTTTAAATTACCTAATAATATATGATTATTTATGAAATCAGAATCGTTATTATCGGGTTTATTGTCATTGTGATGTAAAGCATAAAATAATCCTTCATCATTACGTTTCCAAGTATATCCTAATAGTCTTAATCTATCTCTAGTATCGTCATCTTCTTTACCCCAACCTTTGTAATATGGGTTAAAACCATTTGTTTTATAGAATAATTCTTTACTTAATATAAACACCCCACCTGAGTGATCTCCAACATCATTGTGGAAGTTTTGATAACCTGATGGTATTAAATTTATATCTTTAGGTTTGCTATCTTTATTTAAAAATATTAATTGTCTTACAGGATATAAAGGAGTGTCTTTATCTGTATAGTAAGAAACGTTATCTGAAGGATAGTAGTCTACATCATGGAATACTAATATATTTCCGATTGAGTATTTTACTGCTGTATTGTATAATGAATTTTTTTGGAATTTATCATTATCATCTTGTTCAGCAATTATTATTTCATATTCTTTATCTTTAAATACCTCCTGTAAACGAGGAAGTAACATTTGTAAATGTTCTTCCCTGTTTCTGTAAGATATAATGATCGAATATTTATCTTTTAAATCCTGCGATGCGGTCATATTGATGTACTATTTTATATTTTGGTATATCTTTTAAATCAAATTTAACATGACCTGCATTTATAACATGTAAATGTACTGCAAATTCATCTTTTAAGTCTGTAAAATTAACTTTATCTTTATACCGGGTCTGAATTAAGTAGTTGAATGAGGTTTGATCTGCTACTTTATGATTACCTTTAGACATTAAATAGATGTCAGCACATATATCTGTTACTAATTGACTTCCACCACCAAACACTCCAACATTATATACAGGTTTATTTGATAATAGATGTAAACCTATTGTTCCTAAATTATAGTGAATATGTTCTTCATTCCAAACTTCATCTTTATAAATTATTTCTTCACTAGTAGCTATTAATTGGTCTTTGCTTATATAATCAAATGGATCACAATTAAAATAAACATCTTTAACATCAGTAATTAATACTTTATCATAATAACCTTCATTGTCTATTAAGTAATACCAGATATGATAAAAGCGAATATTATGAATTAAATCATAAGATGTTTCTAAATTACAAATACCTGTATTAAAATTAAAGAATTCTTTTTCATTACCCCAACAATCAAATTTAGGGGTAATTATAGTAATATTATTATCTTGCAGATAGTGAATTAAATCAAAATCAGTTAAATTGTATAGTAATAATATTCGTTCACAATCATTCCACCCAGCAGAAGTTTCAACCCAAGTACTGATGTCCTTAGATGAATAATTTCCACTGATTGCTCCTATTAGTAGATTTTTCATTAGTTTATTAAATAGTAGATTTTAAGAAATATTGGTCACTCTTAACTAATTCAAAATCATATTTAATAGGTAAAATACTTAGCACATCATTAATTGTAATACCATTATGGACTTCAATTAACATTTCTGGTTTTGAATTAATTATAGTATTAATCATTCCTTTTATTATATTTAATTCTTCCCCTTCTGTATCTATTTTAATAAAAGTTACATTAGATAAGTTAAAAGAATCTAGAGTAGTTACTTGTACTTCAATCCCATCTAATGAAAGTTTCCCTGTTCCTGAATTGTGGGTGGTTTCATTATTAAAATAGGATACACCAGTATAATTAGATAAAGCAATTTGGTGGAGAGTAGCTGTAGGATTATTATTACGATATATTGAACAATTTCCAGGGTCTGGTTCAAATGCAATGATTTGTTTAGATTTACATATGTTAGAGAAGTAAAAAGAGTGATTACCTACATTAGCTCCTATATCTAAAACTAAGTCAAAACTTTTTACTTTATTTCTTAAAATTTCTAATAAATCAATTTCAAAAAAATTATTTTTAATTAAAACTTCATTATGTATAAAGTCATCGGCATATTCAATACTATAACTATTATTTTCATAATTAATTGTTGCTAATCCCATTATTTTGTATTTTTTTCATTTATAAATAATATATCTTGTTGGTGTGAGCCGTGATTGCGGGCTTCATCTAATATTTCTGTTTTTATAAAACCGTGACTAGTCATATAGCTAATTACTTCATCATACAGTGGAGCGTTTTCGTTATATTGAGTTAATGACACTTCTAACAATATACCTTTAGCCTTATTACATAAGTTAAGACCTCCTTCTATGATATCCAACTCTGATCCTTGAGTATCGATTTTAATTAAGTCGAATTCTGAATCGCTTTCAAATAGATCATCTAATTTAATACCATTTGTTTTAATTATATCTAATTGATCATCTGAATAGAATTGGGTTAATTCTTTGTATATTGAATTACCAGTGCAAGTTGGATCATTTTTTCTACTATAGAAATCATATTCAGTATTATCCTTAGCTAATAACCCAATATAGTAATTTTCAGTTATTTGTTGTAGTGATGATTCACATTCAGCTGAGGCTTCAATTGAGAATATATAGCTATCATTAAATGTTGCTTTACATTCTCTATGAAATTGTCCTACATTAGCTCCAATATCTAAAATACGATACGGGTAGAAGTAATTTGTTATTACTCTTAAATTCATATTTATTTATTCACTTGCTTATTAATCCAGTTAAATGTTTCTGTTAAACCATTATATAATGGGTAGTTTGGAGCCCAATTTAATTTTTCTTGAATTAAATCATTATCTGAATTTCTACCTTTAACTCCTGTAGGCCCATCTATATTTTTAATAGTAATATTCTTACCACTAATATCAATTGCGTGTTGAGCTAATTCATTAATAGTAACTATTTCTTCTGATCCAATATTAACTGGTCCTTCAAAATCAGAGTGCATTAAGCGTAATATACCTTCAATACACTCATCAATGTATAAGAATGATCTTGTTTGTGATCCATCACCCCATACTTCAATTTCTCCACCTTCTAATGTTTCAGCTACTTTACGACATATTGCTGCTGGTGCTTTTTCTTTACCACCTTTCCAAGCACCATAAGGGCCAAATATATTGTGAAAACGAGCTATACGAACTGTTAAACCATAGTTTCTAGCGAATGCTAAATACATTCTTTCACTAAATAATTTCTCCCAACCATATTCAGAATCTGGATTAGCAGGGTATGCTGATGATTCTTTACAATTTGGATTATTTGGATCTAATTGGTTATGTTCAGGATACATACAAGCAGATGAGCTATAGAATATGCGTTTAATTTTATCTTTTAATCTGTGAGCAGCAACATGAGCTACATTTAAATTAATAGTAGCTGAATTATGCATTACGTTAGCATCATTTTCACCTGTAAAGATATAACCTGCACCTCCCATATCGGCTGCTAATTGGTATACTTCATCAAACGCAATATCTTTAGAATAAGGATATTGAGAATACTTATATGCTAATGGAGAAAATGAATTACCTACTTCATATGCTTCTAATCTCATTACTGATTGGACTCTTTCAAAGTCTCTTAAGTCGCAGATAACAAAGTCATCAGCTGCTGTTTCTTCAAACTCAGGACGCTTTAAATCTACTCCACGAACCCAAAATCCTTCTGATTTTAATCGTTTAACGAGGTGTGAGCCAATAAAGCCACCTGCCCCTAATACTAGTGCTGTTTTCATATTGTATTATAGTAATTATTTTGTTTTTCTTGTTTGTCGATTGTCTTAAAATGATATAAATCAAATCCTTCAGGTAGTGAGCATGTAACCATAGCACCAATTATTTTTTCATGTACTTTATTTACCCAATATATTGTAGGTTTATTTTTAAGTATACGATTTTGATAATCAGGGTAGTTAATCCATCCATCTTGGTTTACATACCAACCCCATTGTTTAATGTGAGCTTCAGTTAAACCTTCAACTGTATTAACACGTGGAACAGAGAACATTTCTACATCTGGATTTGCCTCTAATATACCTGGCATACTCTCCATTAATTCTTCTGATAGAAACTCATCAGCATCAATCTGAAGTATATAATCTTTAGCACATAGACTTTTAAGATTATTTTTAAATGTAGCAAAATCGTTATTTAATGGATGAAAATAATTCATCAATTTGTACTTATTAACTACTGCTTTAACTTCTTCAGTAGCAGTAATATCCATTTGTACTACTATTTCGTCTTCAGGACGAATATGTTCTGTAAGTTGATTTAATAATCTTTCTAATTCAACGTGTTCATTACAGGCTGTGATTGCATAACTAATTGAGGGCATAACATTATTTTTGTTTTTCGAAGAAACCTATATAATCTAAGGCCTCCATAAAATCGTGTTGTTCGTATTCTTGTTTTGTGGTCATATCTGCTTTACCATCTTTAGATTGTACAGCTGCCCACTTCCAGTCTTCAGGTGTTTTACCATCAGCAAATACCATTGAT